TATCGTAAATGTTACCCGGATCGATGGCGTGGCGCCGATGCCCCAGGCTGGCCTTAATCCGTTTGTATTCCAAACGCTGCAGCTGCTGGAAGAGCAAAACGAAGACACAACCGGTGTCAGCCGGCTCAGTCGTGGCATCGAGAAGGACGCTATATCAAAGCAGAACTCAGCCGCCATGGTCGAACAGCTGGCGTCTATGTCACAGCAGCGCCAGAAGATCATTGCGCGTAACTTTGCAAATGGATTTGTAGCCCCATTGTTCCACAAAGTGTACCGCGAGATCCTGGCTAATGAGACCCAGGAACGTATCGTTCAGCTTGCCGGTAACTTTGTCCCGGTCGATCCCACGACCTGGGATGACAAGCGTGACGTAATTACTGAGCTGAAGCTGGGTTACGGCGAGCAAGACCGTGACGCACAAAAGTACCTAGCTTTGCATGCAATGCTCAGCCAGGACGAGGCTTTAGCACCAATGTACGATGCCAAGAAGCGCTACAACGTGATGAAGACCATCATGGAAAAGCAGGGCATCCTAAACGTAGATGATTATCTGACGCCACCTGACCAGCTGCCGCCACCGCAACCAAATCCCGCACAAGAGATGCAGCAAGAGATGGCCATGAAGCAGCTGGAAATCAGCGAGCGTCAGACCGTAGTGGCTGAGATGAAGGCACAAAGTGATGCCGAGATTGCTCAGCTGAAACTGCAGCTAGAAGAGCTCAAGGCTCAGGCTGCACACGCGCTTCAGTCAGACAATATGGATCTGAAAGAGGCACAGTTCCAACACAAGAAGAAGATCGATGAAGGCGAACTCGACATCCTCAAAGTTACTGAGGATCGCCGGGGCATTGTCTCACCGACAGGATAAAATATGGATAAACAAGAAGAGCAAGCACTAGAAATGGGTGACGCAGCGCAGAAGCTGATTGCTGATCCCACTTTCACCGAAGTCGTAAACACCCTGGTCGAGGGTAGCTTTCAGCAGTTCGTTAATTCGAAACCTGAGAGCCCACAAGACCGGGAACGTGCTTACAACGCATATCGTGGTCTGACGGACATTGTAGCTACATTACAACAGCGTGTAGCCGTCCGTGATCAGATCTTAGCAAACCGTGACAACAACGAAGAGGAATAGGTCTACATGAGCGACCAACAAAACCCTCAGCAAATCGAACTAGCCTTAGATCCAATAACCGGCGAAGTCGATCCAACCGAAGCCATCTTACAGCGGTGGGAAGACCCTGACGAAAAACAGGCATCTGAAGACCCCGAAGAGGCAACAGCTGACGTTACAGAAGAGACTAATGACGTTGAGCTGGATGATAGTGAAGAAATCCAAGACGATGATGATCTTGAAGACGATACCGACCTTGACGAAGATATTGAGGAAGACACTGAAGAGACAGAAGACGAAGACGATGGCGAAGAGGAAACCATTGAGTTATCCGATGACACCATGGTCGAAGTTGTAGTCTCTGGTGAAGCTCAACAAGTATCGGTAGGCGATCTCAAGAGACTTGCCGGCCAGGAGAAATCACTTACTCAAAAGTCTCAAGAAGTATCGAGACTACGCAAAGAAGCAGTAGAATCTAGTGAGAAATCACATCTCGTTCTTCAGAAACTAATCGAGAAAGCAGAAGCGGATTACAAACCATACGCTGACGTAGACATGCTGGTCGCCTCCAAAACCATGGCGGACAACGACTTTGCTGCACTACGTAAAGAAGCCCAGCTGGCCAAAGCCAACCTGGATTTCTTAAAAGAAGAGGCTGATGGTTTCTATCGCGGTCTGCAGCAGCAGCAACAAAAGTCCATGCAAGAGGCGGCAACCGAGTGCGTAAAAACACTCCAGAACGAGCTGCCAAACTGGTCTAACCAGCTGTACAACGATATCCGTTCCTACGCGGTGTCTCACGGATTACCACAAGAACAAGTGGATACTTTTGTCGATCCAAACGTAATCATGCTCATTAACAAAGCACGTATGTTTGATGAAGGTCGCAAAGTAGCAACCGTGAAGAAAAAGACACCAAAGAAGCGGGTTCTGAAGAGTAAGAGAGCCCCGGCAACACCGACACAACGACGTAATGAAAAGACTGAGCAAGTCAGAAAGCGTCTACACAATTCGGTTAGCCAGGACAGGGATGATATTGCAGATTTGATTATGTCTCGTTGGGAAAACTAATTTGCCTAATGGAGATTAACACATGGCAGTATTTTCTACATACGACCAGGTCGGAAAAGCGGAAGACGTTTCTGCGATTATCACCGACATTACGCCTTAACTGTAGGGTCGCCTGGTAGTAATACCAGGTTGTAACTATGTGAATTCAGGGAAACCCCAAACAGGTGATGCTGTGGGCAATCCTGAGCCAAGCCGCATATGCGGAAGGTGCAACGACCATCCCGCTGTAGGGAGTAGGGCTAAGTAGCCCGAAGCGCATAGCCCCAACATAGTTGGGTGAAGATATGGTCTGGTCTCATGTTAAAGCATGAGCTGGCGAAAGCCGGCCTGGTACTAACGACACCAGGTGAACAAAAACGACAGATGTGCCTTTTACTACCTCAATTAAGTCCGAGAAAGTATCAGCACGTGTATTCGAGTGGCAAGAAGATGCGCTTGCTGCGGCGGCTGATAATAAGGCGCTAGAGGGCGCGGCTTTTTCAGCTGGCACACAAACAGCTACCACTCTACGGACTAACAATACGCAGATCCTTACAAAAGTGTTAACTTTGAGCACCGCTGCCTAGTAATAGGCAGATGACAACTATGTGAATTCAGGGAAACCCCTAACGTGTAGACGAGGGCAATCCTGAGCCAAGCCTCAGTAATGAGGAAGGTGCAACGACCATCCAGTAATGGAGTAGAGCCAAGTGGTTCGAAGCGCATAGCCCCAACTAAGTTGGGTGATGATATGGTCTGGACTTATGGGATAACCATAAGCTGGCGAAAGCCGGTCATAGATTAACGACCTATGATGAACACAAAACATAACAAAATCAATAAGTTATGTATCGTTGAAGTATCTGCAACCGCCGATGCCATTAAAACTCATGGCCGCGCACGAGAGACCGCCCATCAACTTTCGAAAGTTTTGAAAGAGATTAAGCGCGATCTAGAATTTGCTTATGTCGGTCAAGACAACGCCAAAGTAACTGGCGATGCCACGACTGCACGTGAGATGGATTCAGCCATTGCACAGATCACAACTGACGTTGATGCCGGCGCAAACGCCACAGACGCATTGACAGAAGCGAAGCTACTGGAGCTGGGCGAAGACTGTTACGATAACGGCAGTGATCCATCGATCTTTATGATCAAACCTGCGGATGCCACCATTGTTGCAAACTTTGCAGCATCATCTGGTCGCAACCGTGAGTTCGCTCAGACACGCTCACTGATCAACGTGATTGATCTGTACGTTAACTAAGGACAACTGGCGTACATTAAACTCTGTGAATTGCTGGGACACCCAAACAGATAATGCTGTGGGCAATCAGCAGCCAAGCCCCACCAGGGGAAGGTTCAACGACTAGAGAATTTCTCGTACACCTAAGCAGGTGGAAGCGCAGAGCACTGCGGAAAGCAGTGATGATATAGTCTCAACTTTATGGGAAACCATAAGCAGCCGAAAGGCGGTTTCAGTTTAGCGAGCTGGAGCGAAGATATTGCAGTCCATTTGGTGAGTACAAGATTGTACTTAACCGCCACATGAAGACAACGCATGCACTCCTCATTGATCCCTCAATGTGGCGTTCAGCTGTGTTGCGTCCGTTCTCACGTACTCTGCTGGGTAAGACCTCAGACGGCGATACACACGCCGTTGTGGGTGAATACTCACTGAAGCACATGAACTACGGTGCAGATGGCATGATTTCTGGCTTGTCATAAGCCATAACTAATGGGTGGTACCCTGGAGTTTTGCTCTCCTTATCCGGGGTATCACCCTTATTTCCAAGGAGTTCTCTATGAATACAAAAGACACAACGAACCTGGTTGGTATCGATACCGACTTTGGTGAAGACGCTGACGGTTTATTCCGTAAACACTCACAGAACATCAGCCAGGCATTTATGGACGATGTCCGGGATGCACGTAACGCTAG